ACGTCTAACCAGGAATTCAATGATCTCAAGAAGATCCTCGGACTTCAACAGGGTAAGGAGTATACTGACGTTTCCGAACTTCGATATGGACGTCTCATGATCATGACTGACGCTGATAACGATGGGTCTCACATCAAGGGTCTCATCCTCAACATGATCCACTACTTCTGGCCAAGTCTATTGAAGTTGAACTATGTGGTGAGTATGGTGACACCCATCATCAAAGCTTCCAAGGGATCGGAAACAAAGTCATTTTATACCGACTCGGCATTTCGAAACTGGTATGGAGACGGTAAACCGGGATGGCGCATCAAGTATTACAAGGGTCTCGGTACTTCTACATCGGTGGAGGCTCGTGAATATTTCAAAAAAATTCAAGAACTCACGGTGAAGTTTGATGTGGATGTCATGACAGATAAATCAATCGTACTCGCATTCGATAAGAAAAAGGCAGATGACAGGAAAACATGGCTTCTCGAAAGTACTGCGAAGAATTCTGGCGAGCTTGAAGTACCTTACGGCCATGTCAAGAACCTGGCTATAACAGAGTTTGTACACAAGGATCTTGTTAATTTCAGTCTCGCTGACTTGAAGCGTTCTATCGCACACGTAGCTGACGGACTTAAACCTTCACAGCGAAAGGTTATGTTCTCATGTTTTCAGAAAAACTTGACTACTGAAATGAAGGTGGCACAACTGGCTGCATATGTCGCTGAAAAAAGTTCTTACCATCATGGCGAAGTTTCGCTTGCAGAAACGATCGTCAAGTTAGCGAATGACTACACAGGTTCGAACAACGTCAACCTTCTCGAACCTTGTGGTCAATTTGGTACGAGACTCATGGGAGGTAAGGATGCGTCTCAAACGAGGTACATCTTCACAAGATTAACCAATGCAGCTCGAAAGATATTCGACCCTAAGGATGACCCAGTACTCAATTATCTGGATGACGATGGTCGATCTATTGAACCAGATTTTTACGTACCAGCGTTACCGATGGTTCTTGTGAACGGTACAGAAGGTATTGGTACAGGTTTCAGTTGTTACGTACCCCCGTTCAACCCCAAGGATATCTCAACGAATATACTCAACTTCATTAATGGAAAGGGTATTCAAAAAATGAAGCCGTGGTTCAGGGGGTTTAAGGGTCGTGTATTCTATGAAAATGAAACATGGGTCACAGAGGGTATCTGGAACATGATCGGTCAGACTATCAGGGTCACAGAACTTCCACCTGGGCGTTGGACACAGGATTATAAAGAACATCTCGATACACTTACCGAAAAGAAGACTATCAGCTCGTACACTAACAATAGCACAACCGAGAATGTTGATTTTGTTATTCAGGGGTACACGGGTAAAGATCTTATCAAGGACCTGAAATTGCAGAAAACAATTAGGACTTCGAACATGCACCTGTTTCATCCGACTAAGGGAATTCACAAATATGAAAGTGCTGAAATGATCCTAATGGACTTTATCAAACTTCGAAATGAGTATTATATTAAACGCAAAGAACACCTTGTTAACGTTCTGAAGAAAAGGGTTGAAATGTACAATCACCGAGCAAAATTTGTTACCATGGTCATCAATGGAACGTTGGTAGTTTTCAGACGTAAGAAGAAAGATCTCGAGGAAGAGTTATCGCACACGTTTCCAAAAGTTGATGGGAATTATGACTATTTACTAAACACCAAGACAATTGACTATACAGAAGAGCGAGTAGCTGCATTGCTCACAGAAGTACAACACTTCAGGGACGAACTAAACCTGACAATGTCTACGTCACCTCTTCAAATGTGGGAAAATGATATTAAAAATATATAGACAATAGATAAGTATGGGATTACAGGGTCCGGATCAAGGTGCAGTATTATCCCTAAACGCCATAGGTCAACAGGATACATACCTATTGAACTCCAACCCTGAACATTCTTTCTTTAAATATACGGCTAAGCAGCATTCAAACTTTACAAAATATCACAAGAGTGTCACAATTTCTAAACCATCTTCGTCATCTCCCACGTGGCCGTTCGGTGAAAGTGTTAAAGTTACACTAAACCCCCAGAATATGGGAGACCTGTTATCAAACATGTACGTATATATGACGTTTCCAGCCGTCGAATCAATCTCTAATATAGCTGATCAGATTGGTCGACACGTTATAGAGAGTATTTCTATGCGCGTGGATGAGACAGAAGTCGATAAATATTACGATGATTGGGGTGTCATTTACGATGAGATGTATTTGGATGCATCCGAAAAACGTACTAAGCGGTATATGATAAACAGAAATCAGGCCGACAACGTATCTTACGCAAATGACAATTCGTTATCTAGATTTAAGTCGACGTTGATGATTCCCATTCCATTCTTCTTTTCTCGCAAATATGAAGGTGATGAATATGATTCGAATTCACCGAACAGACCGTATTTTCCAACATGTGCGATTCATAAACAGAAGATAGAATTTGAAATTAAGTTTAGACCAAAGACGTTTTTTACAAATTCTTCATATGCATTATCACTCGACACTTTTGATATCGTCACTGAGGAAATCACGTTAACTCCACAGGAACGGACGTACTTGATGACAAATAAACAGATATTCATCACTGACATAGTAAAGAAACACCCCACAGAGGAAACTGTCATAGGTCGGAATGCAGTGAAACTGCAACTCGTCCCAGATATACCTGTCAAATCGTTATTTTGGTTTCTACGAAAACAGGCATATGAAGATGAGAATACGCATGGAAGTCCCGGTCGCCCCGACCCGAGTATAAGAACTCGTCAAATGTCGAATAGGTTTAATTTTTCATCTGCAACATCATACTCAATCGGTAACTCGTTTTCATCAGCGGTTCTAGAATCCGCTAAACTCTATGTAAATGGTCAAGACTTACCTAATATACCAGTCGCCGATCATAATTATTTCAAATATATCGTCCCATACAATACAAGGTTATCCAGACCTAATAGAAATATTTACACATATGCATTCTCGATGAATCCGATTAATGTGGAACCATCGGGAAGCTTGGACTTTAGTAAATTGAATTCAGATCGTACATTATTAGATGTACAATTAAAACCTGGATTAACGGATGTCTACAACCTACATTTATATTACGTGGGATATCAAACGTTTGAGTTTAATAATGGATTTATGTCACTTGCTTATTAAAAAGTCTGTCGTGATGTACACGAATGTAATCAACGATCTTATTTCTGATACACCATCTGATGAAGTTCAACTGTGCTACAGTCGTATGAATTTCATCAGTTGTACCCGGCACGTTGTACACGATCTTGTCTGCACGACAAAACGGGTCGAACAATTTTTTACTGTATCCATCTAGACTTGATTTATAAGCGCAGTGTACACTAAAAATCCGACCATCATTTGTTTCATATGATAGGTTATGCTTCTTAGAGTAATTGGTAATAAACCATTCCAGGTTTCGCAGAGAAATGCCCCCACTCTTGTTTAAAAGTTCAATTAATGTAGCTCTATTTTCTGGTACAGTGTAAAAATTATTTATAGATGATAGTAGAATAGTTGATTTATCCATATTAAAATATTGAAGGCAAATCTCTAAATTCGTTTGCAACCTCCTTTTTTTCACATGCCGGACACCCATTAACAAAACCAGATGGAAATGGATGTATATGTCGTAATGGACCTCTTGGCATGAGTATAGGAGTGGACGGTCGTGGGTCATCTACATGCAGGCAACAATAACCATCACGAATTGCCTTATTCGTACATAGTTTACCATTTTTACGTATACCCAAACAACGCTTATCATTTTCAGGTGCAAGGTCACGTCGAACATTTTTAATTGGAATAGAATACAATGACGAAACCTTTTCTACAACCTTACAAACGTAATCATATTTCTCTTGTTCCAATTTTGCAATTATAGACTTGTGCTCAGTCTTTAAATTATTTAGCTGATCCTTATATTTATCAACCGTTTCTCGAATAAAACGACCATGCTGTTCCTTGTGTTCGTGTACAGCTTCCTTTAGTCGTTCATTAAAATGGTCCCTTTGTTCACGCGTATGTTCTTTCGTCTGCTCACGAATTTCTTTCTCGCGTTCAATAATCTGACGCCGGGCTTCTTTCCGTATCAGACTTTCAATCTGTTCAGTGATACTCCCTACCATGTAGTATCATGGGGTCTTTTTTTTAAATATATCACTCACCAGTAATTGACTATTACCAGGTTTGGTCGCCGTCTTCCCCCTTTTCTTCGGTGGTTTAGCTCTCAAGAGTAATTCTCCAAAGATGTCATCTTTTACGTTTTCGAATAACGGTTCGAGTAAGTCACATACTGGATTAAGGAACTTGTTAAGAAAATAATAAGGATAGTCGATCGGTAGATTATGGTCCCGTGCATATACAGGATCTTCCGATTTCTCAAATGCACGCGCTTTAGGATCACCTGTATTGATCAATATATACGGCACCCTGTCACCAGACTGGGGTTCCGAACCGGGTTGCCGTTCGCGCATTTTTCTCACCACTTGAACATGCGCCTGATTAATATTTCCAATCTCATCACTTAATACGGAAACATTTTCACCCTTCACTTTATAAGTGTCCGACAACCCCTGACTTAAAATTAACTTCTCGTTTGGTACATCACCTTCGAGTAGCTCAAGTGCCCGTTTCCGAGCAAGTGCTTGAGGAGCTGTGGTATCACTGCTATCCAGAACAACATCCAGAAGTTCTTTACAAACTTCTCTGAGATGGGGTGTGTTATCACGTCTCACAAGTTGCAAACCCTTCACATCTATATAATCCATATTCATTTCACCATTCTTCCCCTTTGTCCATAGTTTGGCAGCGTACCGCTTCTTTGAATAGAGGAAGTAAGGGCAATACACCTTTTCGAGTTCTAAATTATTAGGAGCCTTGAATAATTTTGTACATTCCTCTGCAGCCTTTTCACCCAATTCCCAACTATATTCGATAGCATCCTTACCAGTACGATTTCCTACATCAAATTCAATCATAACACTATCAGTGTCACCGTACCTCACTTTAGATCCAGGGTAATGCGTTTCAACATACCTCTTTGTGTCATCAATCATATTACGACCCTTCATCGTCGTAGTAGATGCGATAGCTACACATGGGAGAATACCCTTAGATGCACCTGTAAACCCATATACAGAATTCATGGAAATTTTATACGCGAGTTGTTTACCGTTATACATCTGTTTCGTAGCACCCGTCGAATTCGCCATGTCCTTTTTAGCCTGTTTTCTAAACAATTTTAGCTCAGAGAGAATACTCGGTAAAATACTCGGTACATTCTGTGCGAATGTATGTTCACCGAAACGTTCGTATTCTACACCTGGTAAATTGTCATATTTCTTGTCACGGACAAGTGTCGAGTAACATAAATTATGAGCCATCATGATAGACGGATATAGACCCTCGAAATCCAGGGCTGTGATCGGTGTATAGTATGCACCCGATTGCGCTTCCAGTACAGTCGCTCCAATATAGCCAGTATTATCGACATGTCCATATTCGTATGTAGGAACTTTGAAACCCATTTCACGCGCCTTTTTTGTCAGCTGACTAAACACCTTGATTTGCTGCCCCCTTTCAACAAGATAACTCAATGGAACCCATGTCGCCTTGGCCATTTCCAGTAAATTCATCAGGGTCGATAGTTTAGAGATCAGCCTATGGGGAAGTAGCGTATCTTTAATACAATATTCCGCAACTTCACGTAATTCCACTGGATCTTCTCGAACAAATCGTGCAAACATTTCCTTCGGAGCCATGTCTATTTTCTGGTCTCCCAAATAGATCTGTGAAACGTTATTCAGTTTATACGAATCTAACTTATACTCTCGCTTAATTTCGTGAAACAAATCAAATATAAACCGCCCAGGCATTGGTACGAGTTTCAGTTCATTATCTCCGAGTGCACTTGATGACAATTTTTTACGACTGAGTGTACATGTATGATCTCTGAGTTTACTCATTCGATAAAATGCGAGAGGGCAGTTATTTACCATACCACGTTCCATGATATATTCTAAATCAAATCCGAAAATATTCCATCCAGTTATGATGTCTATGTCACGACTATTAAGATATTCGCTAAACCCCATCAAGAGGTCACGTTCAGAATTATAATTCACAATAGAGCATCCATCGATATTCTTGTCAGTCTCTTTATAGCATAGACAGGTCTTTTCGTATGGTTCGTCTTCACCAAAACGTAAAAGTGAAATTGCTATCTGAAAACAGGCATCACCGGGTATAGAAGGATTGGGGAACTTCCCAGTAGAGCTATAACACTCGATATCAATAGATGCGATCACAAATGGCGCGATTTCTGTAGTATCAATAGGTTTCAATCGCCTCCAATCGTTACATTGTAAATCGATCTGTACTTTTGTATGATATGCACGATCGCATACATCTGTTGTATCGATCCACCCAGTCGACTGGATACCAGTTCGATGCATAAGACGTAGTACAGGATCCACGTTAGCCTCGAAAATTTTCAGCTTGGTAGATAACCCGGTGATCTTTTTACGTAAACGATTACTGATATTACGCCTTGACATGAGATTTTGGCAGTGAATTTGAAGAAAAAAACTCGTCGCCCCATTCTGAAAGCCTTCCATATCTTTAGCCTCAACAACATCCATGTTAATAATATCTGGACAAGTCCGTTTGACATATTGGATCACTGAATTTGGCGTCATAGTTTCCGGCACTTTGACAAAAAAATAAGGTACAAACTTTGTCGTGACACAGACGGATTCACCCTTAATTGTCTTACCAAAAATTCGTACGATATGATCATCATTTTCATCACGAGCATCCCAGGTGAGAACCTGAAATTGCACCATATGCTTAATAAGTTATAGAGCTAAAATTTTAATATCGTTTATTAATAAATGTCTGCTGCGTTGATCGATCTTGTATCGAAGGGTGCTCAGGATGTATACATCACCGGAGAACCTCAGGTATCTTTTTTCCATCAGAACTATAAACGTCACACAAATTTTTCTATCAAACCCGAGCGCCTCGACTACGTGGGTACATTTGGTGGGGGTAATGAAGTTGTTGTCCCCCTACGCACTAAGGGTGATCTACTCAGTTACATCTGGATAGAGGCTACCGACATCGGAGCTACCGATGACAGCCCCACTGGCTTCTTTAGCACGAACGACCCGACCACGACTGAATTTTCTTTGTGGATTGGAGGACAGGAAGTTACAAAGCTTGACTCTCTTTTCATCCAGGGTGTACACAACGTCTTGTACAAGCAGGATCAGGCTAAGGCTTCTTGCGCTTTGACACTGGACGAAGTTCCAGAAAATGCAGTAGGTGCTTCTCAATACGCTGATCATTACATGATCCCATTCTTCTTCAGCGAGGATTGGACAAAGTCTCTTCCACTTACAGCTCTCCAATTTCATCAGGTAGAGTTGCGTATTAGGTGTCGTGCTGGACAGGCAGTACCATTCACGCCCGGTAGCACACCCAAGGTATACGGTACGTATGTATACCTGGACACAGAAGAGCGGGAGATGGTCGTAAACCATGAACACGAACTTCTCATCACACAAACTCAGTACCAACCCATGTCGGCGTCTGATGTTGATGTGGACCTCACGTATTTCAACCATCCCGTTAAGGCTCTGCACGTTGTTTCGTCTATAGCTGATAACACCGCGTGGTCCGGAAACTGGTCGTTTGACGACTCGACGCTGTATATTAACGGTACGGCACTGTTTGAAAACACAAGCGCGACGTACCATCACAATGTCGTTCCCGAAATGCACTGCTCGGTACTCGCCCCTAACGTGTTGAACACTACATCTACGTTTACGTGGCCATTCTGTCTGACTATGAACAGGTCACAACCCACAGGTTCTCTTAACTTCTCGCGTATTGATAATGCTAAATTAGTTCTCAACGGAACCACGAATAGGCTAGGTGCGATTGTTCGAACATACGCTGTCAACTATAACATCCTGAGAATTAAGGATGGTATGGGTGGTGTAGCGTTCGCGAATTAAATTTATCCAGAAGAACCAAAGCCGCGCGTACCACGCTCAGTATCTTCAATAGTTGTAACTTCTTCAATAGGAGGTGTCTCACATTTTTCCAAAATGAGTTGGGCGATACGATCCCCTTGTTTAATCTCGAAACGTTCCCCTCCCTGATTAAACAAAATCACCTTTAACTCACCTGTATAATCAGGATCGATCACACCGGCCCCGGTTTGAATTCCATACTTTACAGCCAGTCCAGAACGAGGCGCGATGCGTCCATAAACACCGATCGGAATAGTAGCAGCGATACCAGTGTTCACGATACCACGTTCCATCGGAGGAATATACATATCAATAGTACTGTACAAATCATAACCGACTGACCCAGGAGAAGCCCGCGTAGGAATGATAGCATTGTTAGAAAGACGCTTGATAAGAAGCTTCATATATATTTAATAAGGTGAAACTCTTTATATCATTTACAAAAGACGTGGAGTGATGGTTGTGGGTTCATCTGATACATATGTATGTTTTATATGGTATGCGATGAATAATCCATTGAGAAAGAATGAAAGCATCATCAATATTTTGAAACCGAACTGCTGCCGTAAGTCCGAACGATACATTTCCAATTCAAGTTCGTAATCTTCTTTCACTTCCCTAACATCTTCGCGTAGGTTACGCAAGTCGGTGATCACTTTGTCGAAATCGGTATCCATTTTTTACAACTATACATGTGAAATACTTAAGTATGTGAACAAATATATAAATATTGTACTATGATCTGGTACTATTGTCGTTCGTGTAAAATTACATATGATGGGTTTGCGCAATGCTGTCCCGATCTTGATCACGTGCAACTTGAAATTGCAAGCGATGAAGAGTTTTCCGATGGGGAATTATAACGTGGTATACCCCTCCAATACATCATCCGTGGGTGGTGGAGTTTCTTCCTGAACATCTTCGTCATCGTCTTGTTCACTTGGCTTTATACCCAATGCATCCCACGTCGCCTTAGCCATGGCGGGGAATTTGTAACTCTTCTCTTCCCTGGACTTAGAAAACTTGGTAATTATAAAAGCGACACAGACTGATACGATCGCGGAAATAAATATAATACGAGTGATTGTTGGTTTACGGAGATTCATCTCTATAGTAAAACATAGAATTAAATATTCGGTATTTATATATGAAAGTTATTCTTAAAAAAAGTCCGAATCCTAAAAAAAAGTATAGGGTTACTTTCGAAGACGGTTCACATGTCGACTTCGGAGGTAAGGGCTACTCGGATTATACGATCCACAGAGACCCGTCGCGTATGAAAAGATACCTAGCACGTCACGGACGTATGGGTGAAACGTGGACTAAAAACGGAATTAAAACGGCTGGGTTTTGGTCTAGATGGCTTTTGTGGAGTAAACCTTCGATGTCGGAAGCTAAAAAACTTATGACATCACGCTATGGTATCACGTTTGCTTAGAAAAAGTGATCTGTTCTATAAAGTTTGGCTTCATAAGAAGCAGCTTTACCGAGCACGTTAACAGACTCGTTACCGTATAACTCTTTGCACCCTAAATCATCCATACAGTCACGACCATCATGTGTTATAGGTATCGAATAGATCTGTTGTCCAGGTGTGGACGTGTAGTAGTGGTATTGATCACGTCGACCGCGCACTTCTTTTCCATATAGAGGAAGCGTCTCGTCATTCTCACCTATCAATACACCCATTTGTTGAACGTGTCCAGGTTTATAGTCCTTTATAGGTGGGTCTCGAAATTCCGGCTGTCGTCTGCGGACTGGCTCTATCTGACGCATTGGTGGACGAATAGGTATTTGAACGGGCACCCGAACAACTTCACGGGGTCGTGTCATGAGGTATATTATCACGCCCAATAAAATGACGATGATAATGGCACCGGTAGCGTTCGCATTATTACGCTTCATTTATATATCTTAGGAAAATATTTTAGGTCGTGGAATAATTCCAAGTTTGAACTGCACAAACAACCATAGTGAAAATAGCATCGATTTTACTATCTGATCAGACGTTTCATTATCAATGCTATATATAGGTCTCATCAAACGTCCAAAAAACGTATCTTTCTGTTCCTTACCAGTTATCTGTGATTCTAAAATCGTGAGAGCGCATGTATCATCGTTAATTGCCCAATGAAAGAATACGAATGGTATTATCACCGAGTACATCTTTAGCCATTTGATATTTCCCGTGAACGGAACTATGAGTGACGTAATAAATACCAGAGTATGAATTATAAAAATAATATTCATATTTTAATATGGACAAAGAAAAGAAAGTGCGTTCAAAAACTAAATTCATGTGGTCTCCCCAGCAAGAGCAAATATTGAAAACATGGGGGGAAGCTTCTGCATGTTATAGATATATGCACAACCATGCATATTTGATTTACAAAAAACAGAATATGCAATTTTCACTTCCTGTAATTGTTTTATCTACGATCACCGGTACTGCGAATTTTGCACAAAGTTCACTACCTGAAACAATGAAAGGTACGGCGCCGGCTATTATTGGTGGCTTAAATTTGATTGCAGGTATAATCGCGACTATCATGCAGTTTCTTAAAATAAGCGAAATGATGGAAGGGAATCGCGTCGCTTCACTTCAATATGGCAAACTGTCGCGAATGATTCGTTTAGAATTGACACTTCCGTTAGAAGAACGATCGTGTGATGGATCAACCATGATAGATACATGTCGCGCTGAATATGACAAGCTCATCGAACAATCCCCACCAATACCATATTTTGTCATTCAGGCATTCGAGAAGCAATTCCCAGATGATAACGGATTTTTCAAACCAGAAATAATGCATATTCAACCAATCGACATGTTTATAAGTGAAGATGAAATGAGCAGTGAATTAAAGAAGGATTTATCCGCCATCCGTGGTGGAAGTGACGGATCTGATTTAGAAGACGTCGTTATAAAATCTTAGAGAGACGACGTGTAAGATATGCGACCATTACAAATAACATTACATTAAAGATACCGATGCAAATCAAATAAGGAAGAACCCTTCTTTTTACGGGTTCGAGTATCCTTGTCTGAATTGTATCACTCTCTAAAAAAATATCTAAAGCTTGATCAGTAAGTTCATCGGTCATGGACTCCTTCATTAAAATTATACCACAAAAAAAACCACGTCCACCAACGCTCCACCAAAATGAAATTGACTTACTCGAAAAATATATTAAGGAGGGGCATAACGTTTTCATATGTGGTCAAATTGGGTGTGGTAAAACTTTCATCGCGGAAACGGTTTTAGATTCAACTAACACGATCGAATTACATTCTGAGCTTTTTCAGAAAAAAAGTACATTTATGGATTTGATCGGTCGAACATCTTCTCATATTTTTATCGATGGATATGATGCATCTATTCACGGACACAAACAGATTATAGATCGTGTATCCGAAAATAAAATAAAGGTGACGAACGGGTCGGTTGTGGTTACATCTACATCGATACACATGATACCCAATTTCAAACTGATAATCGTACCTAGAAGAACGCCCGACGCGATATCTTCTCTCGCGTGTGATAATCCAAATGCCAGTTATGCCGCATCCGAATGTAATGGGAATATACGAAACTTTTTCGACTATTTAAATTTTTCCCATGTAAAGGATATTTTCAAAAGCTCGAAAGATATAGTCATTGATATATTGTGTCATAAGGGTAGTTTCGATACATCTCAAACGATACACGAGCATGGTCATGTATGTGATGTTATACATGGGAATTACTTACTTTCAAAAAACGCTAACATGTGTACTATAGTTAATTCTTTATCGGAATCAGATATATATGACACGCGGATGTATAAAGGTGATTGGAATTGTATGCCTTTTTATATCACTTCCGGAATGGCAATTCCTAAACTGAATATGGGCGAACCAATCGATCCAACTAAAATACAACCCGGGAGTTTATGGACCAAATACGGTAATTTTAAAATGCGACAAAATAAACTTCGTGTCATTCAATCGAGACAACCTAATAAGTTGGGTCACGAGGAATTAGGGTTAATTAGACAATACGCGAATGCAGGAAATCTAAACCCTTTGTTAGAATATAAACTCGAACCACTCGATTTTGATGTAATGAATCATCTTGCAGTTGGTAACAAATTAAAACCGACCGATGTTACAAAAGTTAAAAAGAAACTTCGTAGTTTGTTAAATGAGTAGTGACGACACAGATTCCGACACCGAGGATCATGAAGTTGTGCGCGTGAATGGGTGTGACATATATTATTACGGTGAAGTTGATAGGGAGAATGCGCTCAACTTCCTAGACGAGTTCAAGAAGCTCGAAGTAAACCTATTGAAAAGGGCTATCGAACTGCCGGGATATACACCCACTATCAGGGTTCATATACATAGCGACGGTGGTGACGTTTTCTCGGGATTGAGTATGATGGATGCTCTAAAATCGTCACGTGTGAATGTCGTCACGATCGCAGAGGGTACGTGTTGTAGTGCCGCGACTTTTATGCTACTCGGTGGGGGTGAGCGTCTGATGGGAAAATATTCATTCATTCTGATTCATCAAATGTCATCCGGGTTCTTCGGTAAATATACTGAACTGAAAGATGAAATGAAAACGTGTAAAAAAATCATGTCGGTTATTAAAAATTTATATGAGAATGAAACTTCAATCCCCAAAGAAAGGATGTCTCAATTTATGAAGCGTGACATATATCTCGGATACGATGAATGTATCAAATACGGGATCGTTCACGGGCATTCCTAGTGACGATATATCGCCTGTATAAAACGAGTACACCCAGTATAATAAATCCAATGCTAATCGTATTCAAATTCATTGGAATGTTCGTTAACGGAGGAGGCTTAAGTCGCTCCATTCTTTCATAATTTACAACGGGTATCATTCTACTACATTATGAACACAATTTTTACCACCGACAAAAACGGCAAGAAGCGCTACATCGATATAAGGGTCGAAGAGCGGAACGGATGTTGGTGCATTGTTAAGGCGTCTGGTCAGGTTGGAGGCAAAGAAGCTACATCTGTGACGGAAATTCCACTCGGCTATGAAAGTGCTGTGAAACGTGCGAACACGGTGTGGAAAAATTTGAACACTAAGGCTACTACAATCCTACCCATGCTCGCTAACAAATGGGAATGTCGTAAAAAGTACATCAGTCAACCCTTTTACGTTCAACCCAAATTGGACGGTGTCCGTCTTTTGGTATCCAAGGATGGAGGTATCTCAAGGACTGGAAAGATTGTACCCGGTACTGAAATTCTTGGCAGGGGTCTCGAGGAGGGTCAATATGTCGACGGTGAAGCATTTGACCCCAAACTTGACTTCGAAGAACTTACAAGTACTTTCAAAACTGACCCTTTGAAGCTCAAGTTTCACGTCTTTGACTATTTTGATCTCAACCAGCTTAACATGACATTCGAGGAACGATGGGAAAAGGTTAAGTCTCTCAAGAACCCCTATTACGAATACGTGAAGACGACACTCGTCATGTTGCGTGACGATGTCCCTTCCATTCATAAGCAACATGTCGAGGAAGGTCATGAGGGTACCATGATCCGTGATAAGGACAGTGTATATGAAGTGGGTCAGCGAAGCAATTACCTTCTCAAGTTCAAGGATTTCCAAACGGAGGAATATGAGATTGTTGGTGCTAAGACGGGTCATGGTCGTGACGCCGACGCAGTTGTATGGGTCTGTAAAACCCAAGATGACCGAGAATTCACAGTCAGACCTGAAGGCACTATCGTTCAGAGAGAAGAGAACTACAAAAACCGCGAGAAGTTTATGGGGAAGATGCTCACTGTACGTTTCCAAAACCTGACCGCTCTCGGTGTCCCGCGTTTCCCTGTCGGTGTGGTAGTCAGGGATTATGAGTAAATTTATACGGGTGGTGCTGAAGGATCTATTCTAGCTGTAGTGCGCATATCGACATGCGCTGATGGGTCTAATGTAGCCGGTGCGTGCATTGCTGCTAGCTTCGAAAAGTGTTGTAGTTCAATGTGAATTTGTTTAAGTTCGTTACATATTTTGATATATGCCCACTCCCTTTTTGTCGGGAACATTTCGTCATCCATTATTTCCATAATTTTTCGTACATGTTCCATACCTAAGTCAAGCTTAGAAATTATAATATCATACTATAACATGTCTCTCACACCCATCAAGTTAATCAAAAATGTTTCGGTGAGAAGTAAACTTCTCAAAATTAAAGGTGAAACCCCCGAAATCGACAAGAATGATTATATTGAATCGCGAATTCTCACGAATAAGAAAGCGAGTAACCTCATGGCTATAGAGGATGCTTCTGAAATTGCCAAATACTATTTACATAAGAAGGGTGTATTCGAACGAATCGCCAAAGATATCAAGAAGGAATCCGGGAAGAACTTCCGTTACCTGTTCCGTAAGACATCTTCAATGGAAAGGCGTCCTTTAGCTACCAAGGGACGTAATGGTACTGACTATATTCTCATGGAACACTCATTCCCTGACGGGTCTGGGCATTACGGTATGACACGGGTTAATCACACTAATAAGACTGCGCTGATTTATGACTCGATGAAAAACGAAGATTCCGATTTCGAGAGCCCATTGAAGTCCCTTCTGGGTAAAGGATACAAAGTATCGAGTGGGACAATTCACGGATGCTATCCTCGCTTGAGGAATGCGACGAACGCTGATTTAAATCCACAACCCACAGGTGGATTTGTGTCACAATCATTCAACGAGTTCAAGAAGAAGAACTACGCGGGTGGTCGTGGAGGTGTTCCCAAGAAGCATATGGAAGAAGCGTTCGTTATTTCTCAATATGATGAACTTTCTCAGCATCATTTTTGCTACATGGAATCGTTTCTCGCCTTAATGGTAAATCTCGGAATGGTCAAACCCGGACCACAAGATCCCCGTGAACGTCTTGAGTATGTAAAAAAGTTCATTTGGGGTGTGATTTATAAATATGTTCCCAAATCAAGCCGAGGTACAGTTCACTGGGCATATTTCGAGAAACATTTCCCGTACATCTTAGAGACTATGGGTTCCGACGGTAAACGTCTCCCTATGAGACAGGGTTTCATTCAGGTTCCACCCGCGAAGGGGTCTGTCAATTTCAGGTTGAAGAAGATGCGCACACGCAGTGACATCGATCAGACATGGTCTCTTAAGAAAATTGTTGACTGGTCGAGGGGGGTTCGCAAGTGGATTGCACCTAAGTAGAAACAAAATAGTGTAATTTTCATGTAAGTAAACGATCAATCAATATGGAAGACCTCCGAAGCCTCATGGCTTGCCTTGACGACATCTCCAGTAAGATCCCTGATGGCCTCTATCTGGAGATGGCCGATAAATTGAAACGCGTTCATGATCACATGAATGGAAACAAACCATTCCATGAAGACACGTTCTATTACAGCGACGATGATTCTGAACTTGATAGTGATGATGACTCGGACAGTGATTACGAGGTGCGTTCACCGGTGAACGCAGAGGAAGCACACCGAGAGGTCGGGATTGAAATCGTCAGACGTCATCTTCTGGATTATGTGAGGAGCATGCACCAGGTGTGGGATGAGCTTGAGAAATGGGAAAATGAGCTGAAGAAAGAGCGAGCACGAGCTCGACCACTTATCACACGTATGACCATGGCGCGGAAGAAGTTGGCTATTCAGAGATGGTGTGAAAAGAACGCTTCTTGGGCTCCCGGGGGTGAAGCTGGGGAACTCGTTGGATGTGGTCCCATCGTCACCGGGGCTAACTTCTGGACTTGGAAAAACCTGGTGGAAAACGGTCTTCGGACAATTGTGTTGGAAATTGGAACCGATGAGGAGAAGTTCGCAGATTTCGTGTGCTATGATGAACTTTCACTCGAAACACTCCAAAAGCTTCCCGCCTTTGAGAAGAAAATTTACGATGACTACAAGGAAGAATGCAACCGTTTGCGTAGTATCGACGATACTTTCATTGAAAATGCGAGTGCGAATGTTCGCAAACATGAAGAATTGATGCAAAAATGGGAGATGGCGGCAAGGGAACAGGAAAATAAGTTGAGGGAACTTGATGCCCCTGTATTTGCTCGCGATAATTGGGACGCAGAGAATCGCAATTTTTGGGCGAGTGATGAGGGACAAATGGTGAGCAACGGGTGGGAGGCGCGGGTAGAACTACGCCGTTAAATAAATAGCACCTAAGTTTGTAAGAATATTTGTATTTTCAATAAAACATGGAACACCCACTCCCTTCCGGAATTTTCGTTGAAATGTCGAATGAGTTTGATGGCTGGACTGAAAAAGATTTTGACAATGAAATCAAAAGACTTAAAAAACGTGTGAAAGAACTCGTGAAACTTCAGAAAAACAAAACGCTCACACCGATTGAAGAGACTGATGAAGATGATGAAGATGAAGATGATGACGATATCATGAATGACCCCGATATTCGTGAGATGGTTGAAAATGGTGAACACATTTGTCACATATTTGACGCATACTGTCCGGCATGTGAAGAAGATGAGGACGAAGAAAAAGTCCAAGTGACACACGATACTTCGATGGATAGAATTGACCAACTACGCGCTCACTTTTGCTAGTCGTCTGCGAGTAGATCAAGTTCACGTTCAAACGTTTGTGAATGTAATATAGACTTTAGGTCTCGAGTGAATGTAATGTGTAATTTTGGTATATCCCCCCATAATCTCTCGGACATGACAAATGCATCAACCGCCCCATCTTTTAAAAGGGGTTCTAGGAGCACCCAATTTGGCTCGTTATATTTTATTCGTGTACACCCTTTCGCAAATTTCCTAGAATAAATGTACCACGCAGCAATACTTTTGTATATGTGGATAGGTTTCTTCCCCTGTTCAAGACATTTTCTAAGAGAAGGAACTACGAATGTATGAAATTTGGTAAAGCCATCCATACATATCCGATCAAGATCATCCACATTTACCTTACTCGAAATTCGTTCTTCGACCATATCGATATATTCGTATATATCAAATGGGGTATCCATATCAATAGATGGAGCAATCTCTTCCATCTGCAAATTTCTAAAATGGGTACGGTGTACCGGGTCGTTCATGACCTGGTCGAATGTACGATATCCAGATAAAACACCCATATACGCCAGTGACGTATGTCCACCATTTAAAATCCGAATCTTAGCCTCTTCATAAGGTTCTAAATCTTTTGTGATAACCACCCCGACCTCTGATAAATTTGGGAACTCTGAAGCGAAATTATCTTCGATAACCCATTGCGTATACTCTTCTGTCTGTACAGCCGTCGCACCGAATCCAGGAAATTTTTCTTCAATCTCATCGCGAAGTGTATCCGTCGTACGGGGGGTAATACGATCTACCATACACGATGGAAACTTTACGTTAGCTTTCACCCAGTCTGCTATATCATATTGATTTGTTTGGTACAGATAAGCCAAAAATTGCGTTTCGAGGACAACACCGTTTTGACGAATGTTATCACAGCATAATATGGTTATGGGATTTACCCTGTTTCGAAGTCCACATGCGAGATATTCAAAAAGAGGAGATCCAGGTGCGTAACCACTTTCAGTGACCGTGATCGTGATGAGATGAACACTCGGGAGTGTGAGCATATGTTTCGCAATCGTCCTATTCTTAGTCCAATCGATATAATCGAGATGTGATTGGACCTTTTTATACTGTGTAGGTGTCTTAACTATATAGTCATCTATTTCGCGAAACCCTTCATTCCTAAGATTAACCGCGACAATCCCCCATCTGAGATCACCCGTTTTTCTCATATACTCATCGATGTACAACGCCTGATGCGCCCTGTGGAAATTTCCATATCCTATATGGACGATACCTGTCTGACATTCAGTCTTGTCATACATTCGTTAAGATACTTAGACATATTATTTCTATATGTATTAATGAACCGCATTGCAGTCGATATCGATGAAGTTTTGGTACCATTGGTACGCCCAATGGCTAAATGGGCTAAGTTGAATATGCCGTCGGGTAATAGGTATGCCTATGTATATCGTGACATGTTCAATATAACCGAAAAACAGTCACAAAAAATGGTGAGAGAATTTTACAAAACGGACGAATTTATGCTGCTACAACCAACTATTGGGTCGCAACCTATACTCCGTCTTCTACGCCCGGGTATGGGTAAAATTTACGCAGTCACGGGACGTCAGGATTGTGTGAGACAAGAAACGGAAGACTGGTTACAGTTTCATTTTCCGGGGATTTTTGATGATGTTATACTGACGAACAGTTACACGGACATGGAGGTTCCGAAGTCTGATATTTGCAATAGCCTAAAGCTTGATACGATCATCGACGACAATTACGGAATATGTGAATCATGTCAAAACAACGGAATTGCGGCTATTCATTTTGGGGGGAGTGATGGCGTGTTATATCCATGGTGTTCGGAGTATGAAAACACTGTATTGAGTTGGAATGAACTATATAACGCATACGAAGACGGTAGCTACGAATACATTAATTGAAAAAAAATATTGATTGATAATAGATGTCTCGAACTATTACCGTTACACAAACTAGAACCACGCCGAAAACTAGAACACCACCTAAATCAGTTCAACGGACATCACCAGGGAGGAAGTTGAATAATACAATGGATATCAAATCTCAACGCGAACAGCTTGTAAACACATATCTCACGTTCACATACGAAATGCGTCCAGGTTTAGAAAATCGTGTATTCTGGAAATATGTTACTCTCATGCTATATTCCATCGATAGAATCACTGGTACTGACACGAATAATAACAGGAATGCTACACTTTATTCGAACGTAAATAAAATGACGGGAATCGTTTCAGATGCAGAGCAAGTATTCTGGTCGAACACATTTTTGAATATATTGAAAAATATCAAACGTATAAACGCGTCAACTACACGTCCTCTCTATAATCGTCTCCCCAAAATATAATTTCTCTGTATTAATTAGATGGCTTCTTCTAAGTGTTCAGAAAAGCCAATATTCGTCGTTATAAAAAAAACCTCTACGGGATATTCTTTCGATAACGATGTAAAATATAGTAGCCCTTTTGCTAATCATACAATAACACAGACGTCTGACATGACACACCCATCTATTATGGTAAAAAGTGACTGGGGGATGGCGAAAAGGAATTCTATTACTCAACTAGTTACGGGTAATGCCGGATTTAAGATTTTACAAAATAGAAAAAATTCGGACTTTTATAAAAGTCATTCAAATGGTGCGTCGGTTGGATTGCTTTTAAACGATATGTATGGATATCGTTTAGGGCGTTATAAGCCCTTGAGTGGTGAGGCCCCAAGCGTCGCAGAACTGGCTAACTTACTGGGTAGTATTTCAAGATCTTCTAAGGATGTGAAGGTTCGTGGAAGCCCGGTGGAATACAAAAGATTACTCGATTATTTTCAATTTTTATTGACACGGAAAGTTTCTGGTGATGCTAGTTTGTTTCTCACGCGTCCAAATAATGTTAATGTTTTAGATGCTATGAACGAAGGGGGTTCTTCGGTGGAAGATGTATATCTCAGTTTATTCGATAGAGAACTATCGAATCGTACCATGTATAATAAAGCGTATTTCATGACCGCGGATCGGCCAGCGGCTATAGCATCCGTCGTCCGCCAGGTACCAACGATATTTCAAGAGGCGGCTAGTAAAAAGTCATCTACGAGTAAGTTTCATTTGATACCCCCGGGAAATAACGGAAGAATATTGCGATATCTTACACAAGAATTGACACGGTCAGGTTTCACTATTTCTTCTAAAGGTATGGTTTCAGTTGGCGATTTAAAGATTATTGACAAGACAAATGAGATTGGGTGGTATCTAGACACGACGTTATTATTCAACAAACGTGTGGTTCCAAATGTCGATTTAAGAGCTTTGGTGTTATTTTATTGGATTTTCAATTATCCGTCCCGGACATCAAATATACCGATTGTAGAAGCATTCTTTAGCATTGTTGATACGTTCCACGATTTTAAACCCACTACAAGGACGAGTGGCAAGGGTAACACTGAAGCCATTGGAAGTTTAATGGGTCAAAATCAAAACCGAGAAAAATTTAAAACTAGAAAAGTAAATACTATAAACTTAATAAACGTTTCAAACACTCGGATAGCGCACAAAACATTGGTTAGGTTACTAGGAATTGACATATACCGCAAGGTCAAAAGTGGTTATGGTAAGGCACTGAAAAATGCCGTGTCTAATACCAATACGCGCCAGATATCATCGGATGAAAAGGTGGGGCGCTTTTTATATTTCGTGACGAATGTGTTTGGTTCGGATTCGGGTGGGTTAATAAATGCATGTGAAGACTTGTCAAGAGATATACTCATTAACATCTCTGGCAATAGACCTATATATACACGGATCGGTGGAAATAATACGATATCAAACGCTTTGTGTACCAAACTTGAAAGCGAGGGAGCATGTTTGATTATAGATTACGTGATTGGCAGCCTACCGGATTGTTTAATAAAACATAGTGTGTTTCACAATGTAGGTGTTTTAGACCCTGCAAGCAAGAGAATATTATCGTGGAGTGAGGTCGAAGGTGGTGATGGGTGTATAGAAACCGCGAGTGATAAAAAAAAGAGAAAGAAAAAACAGGCTGAAGCGAAGGCTAGGAGTAAAAAGTTGAGAAATAGCAGGGCACTAGCGGCAGCTAAAGAACGTCGAAAAGAGCGATCTAAATTAACGAGGGAAAAAACTAGACAGGAAGAGATAAATCGGAGACGTCGTGAAGAAAATAATATCGCGAAACGTAGAGCAGAAGCTACTGCGAGAAGAGAGAGGCGAGCGGTCAATACCAAACCATTTAAAATGAATCAAAACCCGTCGAACATGAAAATGACAATTGGTAAAGTGTCACCCAAAAAACCTACAACAGCCAAAAAACCACCTTCACCACCAACATTGAAAAGAACGAGAAACAATAATCAAAATAACAATAAACCGCCAGCTAAAAGACCACCTTTACCACCTAGAACAGCGATGAGGATATCCCGTGGTCCAAATAACGCACCAGCGACTGGAACTAGATCTGCGCGTAGTACACAAAGAATGTTTAATGCTTCACCCGCCGGTGGTACTCGTTCGGCAACCGTGAGACGTACACCGGGGTCTGTACGAACTCCGGGTACAGCTGGACGTACACCAGCGTCTGCGCGAACGGGTAGTGTAAGAACACCTAAGTAAATTCTCAGGTAGTATAAACTAAACAAATATGAACTCTCTAGACGAGACTATTAAAAACGCTACGGCGATCATCAGTCTCGTGTGGAGCGTCGGTAAGATGCAAAAATGGGTTAATTCGGCCTAAGTAAACATGTACATAGAAAAATCTAAAAATGTTTGCCCAACCTCAAAACGTGTATCACAACTCCACACCACGTCGGTTCAGGACCAGGTGTGGGGCGAGTAAAAACGCTTATACGAGTATGCACAGCCTGAGTGATAAAAATAGTAAATCTATCAGCGAAATCAAGACGAATAAGCCATTTCACATTCTCGCGTTTGAAAAGAATGGAGTAGAAGGGATTTATTCCATCGCCGAGCGTCACGAAAACGGTGTCGAAGTAAATCACATCATCGCTTTTCATACTTTTGACGAAGCTTTCAGATACAAAACATTGCTAGAAGCGGATACCGATTTCAATCCATTTATTCAATTCGTGTCTAAATATGAAATAAATCACGCATGTAACGTCGGGAACTATAAATGCCGTGTGGTTAATC